CCTTCGACTTTGGTAGCGACTTAACATAGCGGCCTCTTCTTGGGCGGCGACCGGGCGACTTTCTGCTTTTGCGGGCACGGCGCTTACGGCCGAAGAACATAGATAGAATATCCGACATCTTTTATATTTAATATATAGTTTAGAAAAAAAAATAAATTAAATTAAATTAAAATTTTAATAAATTTTGAAACTACATTTTCTTTGAAATCGTGTTTTTCTAAAAAAGACAATAGGATTTTTTTATCGGTGTCTACTTTTTCAAATTTATCTGGAACCTCGTAATCAAATTCCTTGAAAATTTTTCTAGAAATCGTGTAATTAAAATTTGGTGCATCTTTATTTAGAAATTTCAAAATTTCTTCTATAGATTTATGTTTTCTGATTAAATTAAACGATGTAATTGGACCTATTTGAGGAATGGGGTCTGTGTAGTCACAACCAGATAGAATACAAAAATCTACAAACGAATCGTATGTCATTTCAAAACGCTCCAGGATTAAATTTGTATCTATCTCGATTATATTCTTATTGATAGAAGTTTTTAGTATCAATGGACAACCAAATGTACTTGCATCTGTATCGTCGGTTACGGTATAATCAACTAGTCCGTTTTTTTGTAAAAAAGCGCAGTATTTTTCTGCGTCTTCTGGTGCTGTACAATACGGGATCCCAGCCTTTTCAAGTAATTCTTTACTTTCATCTACATGACACTTCTTGATTACAATTAACTGAGACATTAGTTTCTCTATTTCTTCTTTTATGTATTTATTTTCCTCATCTGTGTCTGGTTCGAGTGCTCTTAATTCTTCTAGACGAACATACATTTTCTCCCTATTAGCTTGTCTCTTTATAAGAGTTACTCGTTTAGCATCAGGTGGTACACCATCAAAAACAAAAACGGGCAATATCCCATTCATAAGATAAAATTTAACTCTATTTGCAATACCGATTAAATGTGAATTTTCTGCACGTGATGCATATTTAAATTTATAAAGTAAAATGCTACAATCAATAGCAATTTTACTATTTTTATATTTTGAAATATCAAAATTTTTTATTGCATCGGGTGCGTACTTTTTAATAACGGTGTTTAATCCACGGATACCCATATTGGTAGTTTTATATATTCTATGTTTTTAAGTAATATCTTTTTTTGCAAAATATCAACTTAAAATGTTAAAATGTAAAAATTTGATACACTTTATTCTCTGAATGCATAGTCTAACAGTGGTGCATCTTCATGTTCATTTTCATTTTCATTTTCATTTTCATTAGAGTTTCCCGAAGTTAAATCCAATACTGTTTTACTTTTACGAAATTTAGGATGCTTGGTGATGTCGTTTTCACGATAGTATTCAACTTCTTTCCAAAAAGATTCCAATGTTGGAATATTTGTATCCAACCATCTCTTATCACGATATACCCTTACTATGTTCATACTATTCGGCGGAAGATATTCTATGAAATCCGCAACGTTTAAATTACATATAAATAAATTCAATTGAACCTGTGGAAGATAGTAATCTGGTATTTTACCAAACTTGATCTTTCGTTTGTACGGACATTTTACTTCTAAAAGCGTAGGTTCTGCATTCGGATTGTCTTTAGAGATAGCTATTCCATCAGGAGAACCGGCCATCCAATAATAGTCGTCGTTTTTCCATACATCTTCGTGTGAAATAAGACCAAAGTTATAATTAACTTGTCCAGTTAGTTCACAATATTTGTCTATCGCTTCGTCTTCGTACTTTTGTCCGTGTCTTGTAGCAATATTTCCAACGAAGGGCTTAGGATCGTGTCCACATTTTTTAAAAAGAACTTCGTGGGGTTTTTGATACGGATTTATATTTAAAACTGTACCAGCATCCGAACTAGTTAGTTTGTTTTCTCGCTGTTTAAACCACTCGTCGGATCTTTGTTCATACTGTGGTATCTCAAGAAGTTTATTTATTTTGTCCATTTATACAAATTTACACACAAATTTGTATGTAAAGTAACTTTAAATTATTTTTTTAATTTTTTAACAGTTACACTCGGCGTGTTCTTTTTCTTGAGTTTCTTTTCGTCGTATTCTTGTACCGTTTTTGCTTTCTTTTCATCGTAATTTTTATTACAATATTTCCAAAGTTCTTTTGAACCTATTCTGAAATTTCTATTAGGTTTTGCTCTATACCAAAACACGCAGTCTTGTATACTATTACTTTTAGATGTATTATCGAGGACTAAACAGTCGTAACCTTCGGTGCAACTATTTAGTACATCTTGGAATACACTAAAATGAGGAAAAATTCCAAAGAAATTCTTATATAACTTTTCTTGATTTTGAATTATATTTTCTCTTAATATGAAAACGTAGTCTATATTTGTACGTAAATCAGGTGGTAAATCCATACAATACTGCATAGTAAGCATAAATGTAATACGCCAGTGTCTTCCATTCATAAAAATACCACGAATATTCGTGTCTCTAATCATGCGTTTATCATACATACAGTCATCCAGAAGAACAAAAACATCTCCGTCTTTATTTTTTTTATCTGCATTTATAACTTTCTTTTGTCTAGTTATCACCTGTTGAATAATTTCAGGTTTATATTCAGAGTGAATTAGAATGTCTGGTATAAAATTCGCGTAATATGCATTGCCATCTTCTGTTGCCGAAATAGCAACACCTGCATTAATTCTGCGAATATAATAAAGTATATCCGCTACCAGTGTGCTTTTCCCTGTTCCTCTTTTTCCGATAAAAACACAGGTGGCTGGACCAGATCCCGATAATCGCCTTTCTTCAATTTTTTTTGGATTAAACTTTGATAAAGATATAGACATAATATAAAATATTAAAACTATTTTAAAAATTGATTTAGTCCCAGTAATTAGATGTTAACAGTTCATCCGACTCTAATGTTAAATAAGAATACAATACACTACTTATAATTCCCATACAGGCAGAAATAGATACATTTTTAATATAATTGTCTTCCTTTTCGGTATCTATATAATTTAAAAGTATAAATGATGTAAGCGATATTAATAAAACTATTACAATAGAAGTAAGATCCAATGTATAAAACCCAAGTATTGTCATTGCTATTTAATATAAATGTATACAAATTTAAATCACATTATAAACTTAAAAAAATAATAAATGATTAAATATAATACATTTATACATTTACGCATTTATACATTTACGCATTTATAAATGGGCGTCGCAATAAAAGATCTGAACAGTTACAATTACATCAATGGTATTGACTTTGGAGAAACTGTAGTATTTTTCAAATTTGGAGCAGACTGGTGCGCTCCGTGTTTAGAACTTGATAAAACAATAAGCGATATACCTAATAGCATGGTATACACTATTTCGATTGATAATGAAGACTTTGCATCTTTTATAATGGATAATAAAATTTATAGTTTGCCGGATACAATAGTCAAATACAAAGATTCTACCGTTAGATTTCAAGGACTACGAACTCGCGCGGAAATTATTAAACTTATCGACGACCTAAAGAAAGCGTAAAAATGAAATTATACATTATATATTATACCAAATTTTGCAAAAAAATAACTGGTTTAAAAATTCCTTTCATTTTATAATCAGTTATCATGGCGGAAAATTATAAAAAGTACACGCAAATAGAACATGTCCTTGCAAGACCGGGTATGTATGTTGGTGACACCAAGTGTACGACCGGTGAATGCTGGGTTATAAATTTAAATGAAAATAAAGCAGAATTTAAGTCGTGTAAATGGAATCCTGGAATCTTTAAAATTTTTGACGAAATCTTGGTAAACGCAGCAGACGAGGCTCAAAGAAATAAGTCTGTGAAATGTATCAAGGTGAAAATTGAAAATAATGAAATTTCCATATACAACGATTCAGGAATTCCTATCGAGATTCATCCAGAATACAAAGTTTACATTCCTGAATTGATTTTCGCCAATCTTTTGACATCAAGTAATTACGATGACTCACAAAAAAGAACCACCGGTGGTCTTAATGGCCTCGGAGCTAAACTAACAGCTATTTTCTCAGAATACTTCATCATTGAGACTGCTAAGGATGGAAAGAAATACACTCAAAAAATAGAAAAAAATTTAAGCAAGATAAGTAAACCGAAGATCACTACATCAAAGAATGAGTACACTAAAATTACATTTAAACCCGACTTTGAAAAGTTTGGAACTACAGGAATCAATGATGATACTCTTGACATTTTATTAAAAAGAGTTTATGATATCTGCGCGATTACATCAAAAGACATTTCTGTTTACTTTAACGACAAAAAGCTAACAATTAAGGATTTCCCCGAGTACATCTCGGCTTACATAGGACCGAAAAAGAACTGTCCGAGAGTTATTCAAGAAACAGCAAGATGGAAGGTAGGTATTGCTCCATCAGATTCAGGTTTTCAATGCATCTCTTTTGTAAACGGAATTAGTACTTCAGACGGCGGTTCTCATGTTGACCATGTGATAAACCCAATAATTAAGAAAGTAACAGAAATTATTCAAGAAAAACACAAAAACATTACAATCAAACAACAATACATCAAAGACAATCTTTTTGTTTTTATCAACTGTCTTATTGAAAACGCATCTTATTCATCGCAGACCAAAGAAAAGAACATTACTAAGATTTCAGATTTTGGTAGTAGATTTACTCCATCGGATGATTTTATTACAAATGTATCTAAGATGGGGATCATAGAAAATATTCTTATTGTTGCAAATGCCAAAGAAAAGAAATCTCTGCAAAAGACAGACGGCAAGAAAACAAATAGAGTTATCATTCCAAAGCTAGACGATGCTAATAAAGCGGGTACAAAAGACTCTAAGTTGTGTACTATTATATTTACAGAGGGAGATTCAGCGAAGGCTACGGCTATCTCAGGTCTCTCAGTCATTGGACGGGACACCTATGGAGTTTTCCCATTACGTGGTAAACTACTTAACACACGAACCGCTACCTATTCTCAGTTGTCTAAGAATGAAGAAATAAACAATATCAAACAGATTCTTGGTCTTCAAAGTGGCAAGAAGTATTCTTCTGTGTCTGAATTGAGATACGGTAAGATCTTAGTAATGACAGACGCAGATACAGACGGATTTCACATCAAGAGCCTTATTGTCAATTTTATCGGCAACGGTTGGCCAGAGCTACTCAAAACAGACTTCATTTCATCACTTGTTACACCTATCATCAAACTTACTAAAAAAACTCAAATTATTCCGTTTTACAACGTTGATGATTACAAAAAGTATAAAGAAACACATAACATTTCAGGCTTTAAGGTCAAGTATTATAAGGGTCTGGGTACAAGTACACCGACAGAAGCCAAAGAGTACTTCAAAGAAATGAAAACTCTAAATTATAAAAACGAGACAAAAGAAGACGAAGACTATCTTAAACTAGCTTTTACAAAAACCGAAGCAGATGCTAGAAAGAGATGGATCCTTTGTAATATCAAGAGCCCCGAAACATTAGACTACAACATTAAAAAGGTCAATATAAAAGACTTAATAAACAAAGAACTGGTTCTATTTTCTATAGCAGACAACGTAAGATCTATTCCAAGTCTTGTTGATGGTCTTAAACCATCCCAGAGAAAGATAATCTTTGCCTGTATCAAGAGAAAGTTGTATTCAGAGATAAAAGTGTCCCAACTTGCAGGTTATGTTTCTGAAGTATCAAGTTATCACCACGGCGAAGCGAGTCTTCAAGATACTATTATAAATCTTTCACAAACATTCACAGGTTCAAATAACATGAATCTTCTTGAGCCAGTTGGTCAGTTTGGAACAAGACTACTTGGAGGCAAAGACTCATCCAGTCCAAGGTATATCTTCACACATCTATCCAAGAACTTTAAAGAACTCTTTGACGACGACGATCTTGACCTACTAGATTATCTTGACGACGATGGTCAACTTATAGAACCGAAGTTCTATGTTCCTACATTACCTCTTCTTTTAATAAACGGAGCGTGTGGTATCGGAACAGGCTTTTCCACTGATATCCCGTGTTTTAATCCAGATGACATTAAAGATCGTCTTTTGAGACTTGTAGAAAATGAAGATTCGGACATACCGGAGTTAACTCCGTGGTACAACGGGTTCACAGGAGAAATCAAGAAAATCGAAGAAAATAAGTGGACTTCTCATGGTATTTACAATATTAAGGCGAATGTTATAACTATCACAGAGCTTCCGGTTGGAACATGGACAGAAGACTACAAGTCCTTTCTAGATAAACTCGAAACTGAAAGTGTTATATACAGTTATAAAAATATGTCCACCGAGACAGATGTTCACTTTGAGATCAAGATGCCTCTTGAAACCATTTACGAATGGAAAGACAATCATGAAATCGAAAAGAAATTTAAACTCATCGGACACATTTCAGCAAAGAACATGTATGTTTTCAACGAGAACAATGAAATTGTTAAGATGGAATCACCTGAGGAAATAATCTACCACTTTTGGAGAATCAGAAATGAATACTACCTTAAAAGACAGACGAATCTGATGAAGAAGTTGTCTCATGAATTGGGAATAATTACCGCAAAAATCAACTTCGTAAATGATGTAATCGAGGAAAAGATAAAGGTGTTTCGTCAAAAATTGGAGTACATTAATAAACAACTAGAAGAAAAACGATACATAAAGGTAGAAAATAGTTATACATTCTTAACAGATATGAAGATTCATACGTTCAGTGAAGACACTATTGAAAAGTTATTGAAAAAACAAAAAGACTTGCATAATGAATTAGAAAAGATAACTGGTTATAAACTACGTGATTTCTGGTTGGAAAGTGTCCAATGATTTAACTTTAATAAAATTAAATTAAAATTAAAAATGTTTGTAATTATTAAATGAACTACACTAATCTACTCATTGCTATAATTATTGCGGTTGTTGCTTGGACTACATTCGCATCTTTAAATACTCTTAACAATGCCAGCAAACCCGAGGGCTGCTGCTCAACTAACGACTGTGGAGATCATCAGATGGACGTGCTTGTCTGGTGGGCTCATCTCGGACTAGGTGTGTTAGCTGCTATCTATGTATTATTCGCAGCTGTCTCAGAAAGTTATTTCGCGGCAAGTGGTAAAAAACTCACTAATATGGTATAATTATTTAAAATAAAATATTTAGTATATATTAAAATGAATTATTCAATAACCGCTGTACTCATTGCGTTTATCACCTTTGCAACCTTTACATCTCTAAATGAACTTACCTTGGCTAATGAAGCCGGCGAATGCTGTTCTCATAGTTATTGCGCTAAGCATCAGATAGATACGATGGCTTGGTGGGCTCATCTTGGAATAGGTATATTAGCTACCTTGTATGTATTAGCCGTAATTGGTTATGAAGTTTTCAAAGCGACACCATACGGAAAGCCATTAAGAGCAATGGAAGCTCTTTCTTAATAAATTAATCGTTAATAATTTCTAGAAGAACCGGTGCATGGTCACTGGCGAGGGGTATTCCTTTATTATTTTCACCTATATATTTAAGGCACTTACTGGCAATTTGATTAAACTTAAAATTCTTAGTAAAGAAATAATCAAGTCGCCAACCTTTATTTCTGTTTCTAGTTATAGCCATTCCATTTTCTTTGCGCTGTCGCGGATCCCACCATGTGTAAACTATGTCGTCGTTGTAAATAGCATCTTTGTATCCAATTGCCTCTAAGTTGCTATAAAAATCTATTTCATGTGCGTAACATCCAGGAGATTCTGGAACGGAAGTTCTGTCGAAATGTGTAGAAATAGCGATGTTTAAATCTCCGCAAAACACAACAGGTTCTGTTATGGTGTTTAGATACTCAATCATGGCCTCGATGAAATAAATTTTGTTGTCGTAATTAGTACCGCTATTTGGAGCATAAACTGTAATGCATTTAAATGTCTCAAATGTAATTATTATGATTCTACCTTCCATGTCGTTGTAACCCGGAAGTTCAGTGGTAACGTCTAAGATATTCATACAATTTTTATAAAAAACTGCCGTGCCAGAATATCTGTCTGCCGCTCTTGCATCTGTTGACTTAGATTCGTTGAAGTAAGACTTATAACCAGGAATACTAATTTTCTCAGAATTCTTAATACTGCAACGAGTCTCTTGGATACAAATGATATCGGGGTCGTGTTCCTCAATTAAATTTTTAATGCAACTACATTCTTCTGGGACGATTGGTTGATTCTTTTTAAGTTTAGAGCTTATATTTTCATTAAAAATTCTTGAACGAATACCGTTAACATTCCATGTAATAATCTTCATACTTAATTTACAATTTACATTTACAAAAAATTTAAGGGCTTAATATTATTATTTTTTTGTAATAATTCATTTATTTCATCAGTTTATTAGTCTTCAAAAACAAGTCAGATTCGGTATCAGATTGTGTAAATTTGAGTGGTCTTTGTTCTGGAGGATTCCACAATTTAGTTATTAGATTGTAAGCTTTTTCCCATTTATCGGAACCCTCTGTTAATATGCAAATACAGTGACAGTGTTTAGTGAGTATATCATTGAGATCTGTTATAAGTTTAATGAGTTGAATATAAGCAGGAAGAGGTAATTCGTGATCTTTTTTAGAAACACCAAGATTTATAAAAAGTGAATAAATCAAATCGTTTTCTTTTATATACATCCAGGTGTTATTAAAATATCTTAAAAATTCGTTGAACCCTTCCTCGTTGTATTCTAGATCTGCTATTAAATTAACACTAAACAGTTCCTGTTCGGGTTTTAATTTGATATTAAAAGCATCCCGTTTCAATATATTTACTTCATTCATTTATTATTGATTATTAATTTAAATTTCATATTATTTCGCAAATATTACGTTTTTATATAATTATTAAGATATTTGCAATTTGTGTAACCGTGAAATACTGTAAGATGACAGAAATTCAAACAGACGACATTTGGAGACAACTCAACGAAATGTTAGAAAACGGACTCGTAGACGGAATTGAAAAACTAGATTTAGATTTAAAATATTCAGATACATGTGGATGTCGTCATTTAAATATTCAGTATGATCAAAAAGAAGGTAACAAGGTTTGCATAGATTGTGGAGAGGTAGTATGTTTCAAGATTTGTGAATCTTGTGAATGGAACAATTATAAATCAGAGGATGGAACATTTAACGGGAGTTCGCAGAGAGGGGACTTATACACATCGGATAACCCATATGATATCGGTGGTACCATACCCGGTTTTTATAAAAATAGTTTCGCAATGAGAATGCATCTACAACAAACGTTTAGTCATAAACAGAAAACATTCTGGAAAATTTCAGAAAAATTTCATCATTATTGTACTATAATAGGTATACATCAAAGTGTTTTACCGACTGCAAAGGATATGTGGCACATTTGTATGGAATCCGGTAAACTCACGAGAGCTTCTGTCAGAAACGGGCTTATTTCCGCATGTTTATATTACGCATGTGTTCACAAGAATATTCCAGTAGATCGTCAAAAAGTTATAGACAATACCGAAGGTAATCAAAAAGGATTTTTAAAAGGAGAGAAGATATATCTTGAAATCATGGAAACACATAAAGTTTACGGCTCTCTTGGAAAACAGAAGATAGACATCAAAGAGAATGATACATTTGTAAAGTTCTGTAATGTGCTTGAACTTCCGTTTAAGACTGTACATATATGCAACGAGATATACACAGAACAATTGGATAAATTAGACTCTGTAACTCCTAAATCTATAACGGCTGGGATTCTATTCTATGTAATTAAAAACAAATTGGAACTTAAACAACCATCAAAGGCTAAAATATCTAATGTTGTAAACGTTTGTATACCTACTATAAATAAAGTAGTTGCAATTCTTGAAAATTAATTCATTTAAAAATAAATTGCATTACACTTATATTACATTACATTACAGTACATTACATTATGTTATTTATATCTACTTTGTTAATTTCTTTTGTTAACCCCTTTTATAATGCAGTATCAGTTTATAGACCAAATGTTCATCGTAGAACTTCTTTGTTTTTAGAAACCGATTTATTAAAGTCTCTAGAACCTCCTTCGGGAGGTGAACTGAAACTTTTAACTCATTTAAATGCAGGAAGTTGGACTTACAATTGGTTAATGTATATATCATCTCAAGATACAGAAGAATTCGATGAGCATTACTACATGGACTTCTTCAATATGAGAACTCTATCTAGTGTTTATACAAATCCTACTTATTTTTACCTTGGGTTTTATCCAGATGATATAAATTGTAAAAACGGACCAAAGTATTTAGGTCTTTTTGAATTACAAACCACTAAAAGAATTTTTAATACAAAATGTATAGTTGAAAATCCTTATTATGTAGACAGTGATAGTAAATTATTAGACTTTAAAAAGAGTTTAATTCATTTGACTGACACGGCTTTTGTATTTTTAAACTATAAAGAACTCAATAGACCAGAACAGTTAAGGTACTACATGTCTTGGAATTACGATTAAATTAAATTAAATTAAATTAAAATGTAAATGTAAATGTAAGTGTGATATTTAAGATGACCAACCGTTTACCACATACAATTGAATTAGAGGATACACCGCTTTATAAATCTGTCGGAAGTTATAACGCAAGTTTGAAAATTCTTAGAACTCTTTTGTTCTTAGACCAATGTCATGATTTTTTGCAAACTGAGCCACGCAATAAATGGACCGAACCTGAGAAGAAGCGCGCCCATAAAATTTTATACGACCAATTTAAGAGAGATATACGATATATAGATGGCATACAGGCGTGGCGGCATCAGGATCCTCTGCATCGGAAAGAAAAAGAAGTAAACGATTTATTGAGAAAAATAAACAGCAATGCACACCATCCTAATACCTTTTTCGGGATGGCGGGAGGCAAGATCTCGACGAGAGAGCAACGCGACC